TGTTAAAGGTGCGGAACATTTCAATTTGGATGACGAGGAAAAAATTATTCCCGAAAAACCTAAAAAAAGTAAATAATGGCACTCAATGATATAATTTTTGTAAAAAGTCAAGCAGGATTAGGACGACCTTTAACTGGTCAGGACTATATTTCTGGTTTGCTTTTTTACTCAAGCAGTTTGCCTTCCGGTTTTAGTACGTCTAATAGAGTTAAATTATTTGGTTCTATTCAGGATGCGGAAACGGCTGGAATTTTAAATGATTACAGTGATGCTACGGCAGCAACTTTCACTTATCTAATCAGCACAAAGGGAAATACTGGCGATTCAATAGATTTAAAATATGCTTCTCCTAATTCTACTTTAGATTTGGGTGCTTATACGGTAGGAAGTTCTGACACAACAATAGCTTTACAAGGTGCGGCTTGGGCTGCGGTAATCAATGCAGGAACTTTAGTTCATGGTTGTACGGCTTCATTTACTACTGCAACTTTAACAGTAACCCTTCCAAAATCTCAAGGAACTTTCCCTAATAGCGGAACACCTGTTTCAGTTGTTATCGTTGGGGCTTTTGTTGGAACTTTGACACAACCTTCTGGCGGTGCAGCTTCTAAATTAGCGGTTTGGCATTATCATATTAGCGAATACTTTAGACTTCAACCTAAAGGTTCTTTGTATGTTGGTATTTACGCAATTCCTGCTACTTACACTTTTTCTGAAATTCAAACTATTCAACAGTTTTCTAATGGAGTAGTTAGACAATTAGGAGTTTATAAAGATTCAGCAGCCTTCGCAATCGGTGACGTTACTGCTATTGAAAGCATAGTTTCTATTTTACAAGGTCTTCATATGCCTTTGAATGTTATTTATGCTGGCGATCTTAGCGGAGTTAGCGATTTAACAACTTTAACCGATTTGAACACTTTAACGGCTAACAATGTTAGCGTAGTTATTTCTCAAGACGGGGCAGCACAAGGGAATTTTCTTTATAAAACTTACGGTAAATCAATTACCACTTTGGGTGCTTGTTTGGGTGCGGTTTCTTTAGCTAAAGTAAGCGAAGACATTGCTTGGGCAAATAAATTTAATATTTCTAACGGAATTGAGTGCGATACTATTGCATTTGCTAACGGAAGTTTGTTATCTACTTATTCTCAAGGAACTTTAAACACTTTAGACAATAGAAGATACATTTTCTTAATTAAGTACGTAGGTTTAGCAGGTTCATATTTCAATGATTCTCACACTTCAATAGCAGTAACAAGCGATTATGCTTATATTGAAAATAACAGAACCATTGATAAGGCGATTCGTGGAGTTTACAGTTCATTGATTTCTTACTTAAATGCCCCGTTGGTTTTAAATTCCGATGGAACATTAAAAGACACAACAGTTGCTTTCTTTACAAGTCAAGCAGGGGTAAATCTTGATCAAATGGTAAGGGATGCTGATTTAAGTAATTATTCAGTAAGCATTGACCCGACTCAAAATGTATTGGCTACCTCTAATTTAACAATCACAGTGAAATTATTACCTGTCGGAGTTGCAAGACAAATCACAGTTAATATTGGATTCACAACCAAATTATAAGATATGATACCTTTAATTAATGGAATAAATTATAGCTGGGGCAATGTTAGCTTAGTTCTTTTCGGAGTTCCTGTTGTGGGAATTACTAAAATAAGTTACAGTGCCAAACAAAAGAAAGAAAATAACTACGGGGCAGGTGCTCAACCCGTAAGCCGTGGATATGGTAATTACGAATATGAGGGAAGCATTGAACTATATGCTGACGAGTGGAAAAGAATAATATCTTCTTCCCCTTTGAATGACCCTATGTCTATTCCACCTTTCGATATTCAAGTTGTATTCTCGGGCAATTCTGTTCTTTTTAACAAAGACGTTTTAAGAGCCGTTGAATTTTTGGAAAACCCACTTACAGTAAATCAAGGCGATACCAAGATAATGGTAACCGTTCCTTTGATTATCGGGCTAATTGATTTTAATAAGGCTTAAAAAAAAGGGTGGGCTTCGGTTCACCTTTTTTATTTAACTTTACGAAAAAAATATATGACCGAAGAAGAAATCATTGCGAAAGCAGAAGGTTTATCTGTTAAGTATGGTTGTAAAGTCCACCCGTTGGTGTTTAAGACTGACGAAAATGACAATGATGTGGCTATTGGATTTTTAAAAGAGCCACCAAGATTCGTAAAACTTAGGGTAATGGATAAAGGGCTTACAAGCCCTATTAGTGCTGCTGCTGAAATTGTGGACGCTTATCTTATTAAAGAAGAAAGCGATCAAAGAATATACAGTGAGTTGCCAGAAAATGACAAATATTATTTAGGGGCTACGCTTGAGGCTTACAATTACATAACTTTAGTTACCAATCAGTTTAAAAAAAAATAACTGAATCTTACATTGACGAAAATTGCGATGATGTAACGCAATGGGAGTGTTTGATTCAATATCATTTTAAAATTGACCCCGATACTTTAGACGATGATAAAATGGCTTTGTATATCGGAAGGCTTCAATATGCTTTAAAGAAAACTTTACAATGGAATTAAAATGGCAGAACAAGTTGAATATGTACTTTCTTTAAAAGATTTGTTGACAACCAAACTTCATCAAGCAGATGGGGCTGCTAAGACTTTGGAAGGTACAATGGGTTTGCTTCAAAAATCTATTGGATTTTTAGGGGTGGGTTTTGCCATTTTTAAGGGTGGAGAATTTGTAAAAGAAAGTTTAGAAAAATTTCATGCTTTAGAAAAAGCAACTGCTCAAGTTCGTGCAGGTTTAGAGTCCACAAAAGGGGCTGCAGGTTTAACTTTTCAAGACGTTGAAGAATCGGCTAAAAGTTTAGCAAAAGCCTTGCCTTATTCAAGAACGGAATTGCTGAATATGCAATCCATTCTTTTAACTTTTCCTTCAATTACCAAAGAGTCTTTTACTCCAGCTTCGGAGATTATTGCCGATATGTCCACTCGTTTAGGTCAGGATTTAAAAAGTTCAGCTATTCAAGTTGGTAAAGCATTGCAAGACCCAATCAAAGGGGTAACGGCTTTAAGAAGGGTAGGGGTAAATTTCAACGAAGTACAAACGGAAATGATTAAGAAAATGGTGTTGTCTGGGCATACGGCTCAAGCACAACAAGCCATTATGAAAGAATTGACTACGGAGTTTGGCGGTTCAGCCAGAGCAATGGCAGAAGTCGATCCTTTGTTTTCTTTCAATAAGTCAATGGGTGCTTTTTCTATGAACATAGGCGAAGCTGCAAATTCTATTTTAGAAACAATGAAACCTGCTTTAGAATCTATTGGAGATGGGTTTGTAGCGGCAGGGGAAAGCGTAAAAAGATTTTTTGAAGAATTTAATAATAGTGGAAATAGTTTTTCAATAATGAAAGCTATTTATACAGGTGCGGTTCAATTAATAACCATATTTACTGATTTGGTAGATACGATACTTTCGGTTTCAGATGCGATTGCTACGGTGGTTTATGCCATTAAAGGCGCAACGGAATATGTGGCTACATTTGGCAAGGGCGGTCAAAAGTCTTTTGAAGAAATGAGAAGGGCTTGGAAGAATTTAGGTTCAGAACTTCGTGGAGATACTGGAAAAGCTTTTGAAGAAAAGGCTTTAGGAGTTTATGAAAAGCATGAAAAAAGGGATGAGTTATTTAAAGATATTAATGATTTACAAAAAGCATTTCAAGACGGAACTGTAAAAGCGGAAGACTATAACAAATCGGTTTTAAAATTAAAACAAAACTTAAATCAAGAATTTGCACCAAAAGGGTTGGTTTCAATGGCGGACGCTTCACAATACAACGCACTTTGGAGTAAACTAACTAAACAACCGGCTAAATTAGGAAAGATAAGCGGAGATAAACTTGAGCAAAAACTTGCTCCAGAAAAATCTTCCGGCACAAAGGTTACAACAATTAATATAAGCATAGGTAAACTAATAGAAAGTTTTAAAATATCGACAACAAATATTACAGAGGCTTCTTCTAAGATTAAAGAAATGGTTGCCAATACGCTTATTTCAGCAGTTAACGACTCTCAAATAATAGCAGGAACATGAGCAATTTAATAATCGGACAAGGAATAAATCTAATAGGCACGCTTATTAGGGAATTTAATTTAAAAAATATTCATGTTCAAAAAACTAAAGACAACCCCTATGACGCAGGGGTAATTCAAGACGGTTACATTCCTGCAGACCCAACACGTGAAGCATTGATGAAGGGAATGGGGGGAATACCTTATTTGATTGATTTAACTTTAGTAGGACAAAAATACACTGACGACACTCAAAACTCTGTAAAATTAGACGCAAACGGGAATGTCGTTTCAACGGGCGGAGTTCAAAAAACTATAAATGATTTTACTTTTGAAGCCGTTATTGCTACGGTGGACCAAGCAAGTAAAATTATCAAAACAGAAATACAAGGTCGTAACGGAACGGTCAAAGAATACATAGGGTTAGATGACGCAAAAATTACCTTTCAAGGGGTTATAGCAGGAACTAACGGGGTTTATCCTCGTGATCAAGTTGCGGCTTTAAATGATTGGTGTGCTGCCCCGGTAACAAAGGAAGTAAAAAGTCAATGGTTGAATATTGTATTAGGTATCACTAACATAGTGGTAACGGATTGGTCTTTTCCGCAAATAGCTGGGGGATATTCTTACCAGACTTTTACGATTGATTGCATTTCAGATATTCCAGTTCAATTAATTTACACGTAATGTTTAGGTCTGTAACTGAAATAACAATCGTTCAAAAAACTCCTTTTAATGGTTCTGCAAGGGGATTGACTTTGTTTTTCAATTATGTGAATGAATTTTCTTCAAATGATTCGTGGGTGGATTTAACCAATAAAGCAACAGTAAAACTTCCTAAAAATTTATATGCTTTAGATTCTACGGGCAAAAAAATTCCTTTATACGGAACAAATAAAAATATAGGGGGGTTTGATGCTCAAATTCCTTTGTTCATGCGAGGTGATTCTATTAGTATTGATTTTGGGTATATTTATTTTGATTCAAAAGGGAATGAGGTAAAACAAACTTCTAATTGTTTCAAGGGATATATTACGGAAGTAGGTTCAAAAAAGCCAATAGAGTTAAAATGCGAGAATAATATGTGGCTGCTTAAACAAATACCATGCACCCCTTCGGTTTGGTCGGGAAGTGTAGAAGATTTAATTACCCATTTACTTGCCCCATATCCTCAATTTACTGTAAACAACACAACGCAAACAACTTTTAATGATCACAAACCCAGAAGTTCAAACATTGGGGAAATAAGAATATCTAATGAATCGGTGGCTCAACTTTTGGAAAGATTAAATAAAGAGGCTAACATTCACGCTTATTTTAGAGGCAATGAATTAAGAATTGGTTCTATTGTTTATTTTCCTTCCGATAATGTAGTTAATGGGAAATTTAATTATAAAAAATTTATTTTTCAGCAAAATGTAATATCTGACGATTTAATCTATAAAAGAAAAGAAGATTTAAACTTAAGTTGTATTGTTACTTCTCAATTTCAAGAATTAACCGGGGAATTAACAAAAGACGGGCAAGAGAAATCAAAGCACGTAAAATTAGAAATATTAGTGTATTGGGATAAGTTAGTTAAGAACGCTGACGGAACTTACGGCAAATGGAAATACATTCAAAAGAAAAAAGGCGAAGAACTTCCCCCAAACTTAGAGGGAGAAAGATACACGGTAATAATGTTAAATGAAACTAAATTAGAAAATATGTTTCAAGCTGGGAAGGATAAATTAAATAATTTTTACTACGAAGGGTTTAGGGGAAAGTTTACCACTTTTGGGATTCCATACGTAAGACAAGGGGATTATGTTTCTATAAACGATTCTATACTTCCAGAAAGAAACGGGAATTATGTAGTGAGAGGAGTTGAATATTCAGGGGGCATAAATGGACAAAGACAGACATTAATTTTAGACTATAAGCTATGAACGAACAATTCTCAAGGTCTATAAATTTATCAATAAAAAAATTGGCTGGCACTTTCAACCAACAGGCCATTGTGTTTACTACGGGCTTAATTCAAACAGTTGATTTAAATTCAAGATCGTGCGATGTTCTTATTGATCACGATGTAATTATTAATTGTAAATTAATGGCTGCAATTGGGGATGGAGTTTTATTTGTTCCTTCCGTAGATTCTACTGTATTGGTAACTTACTCAACTTACAATGATGCTTATGTTTTGATGGCTTCCGATTTAGACGTAATTTCGCTAAAAGGTAACGAATTAGGTGGACTTGTAAAGGTTATTGATTTAACGACTAAATTAAACAATTTAGAAAACGATTTAAACAATATTAAACAAGCGTTTAATTCTTGGACTCCAGTTCCGAATGATGGCGGGGCTGCTTTGAAGGCTGCGAGTTCAACTTGGGCAGGTTCCAATATAACAGTAACGCAAAGATCGGACATAGAAAACCAAAATGTAACACATGGCAATTAATTATGACATAGCGTTAAATAACAACGACATTCAATTTTTGAATGGCGATTTTGGTATTGCGGAAAGTGATGAACAACATATCATAGACACAATTAATGCTTTTCAAGGATGGTGGAAAGAATATCCTGCGGACGGGGTGGGCTTAATGGCTTACCAAAAATCTTCGGGAGCAATGACCGGGTTAAACAGAAGCATTAAAATTAATTTAGAAAGTGACGGTTACAGAGTTAATGACATGGTTATAACTTTGGACGCTTCGGGAAATTTAGTTATCAATCCTAATGCAGTTAAGAAATGACGTACACCGCAATCAATGGGCAAAGTTTGTTCGATGTATGCTTAAATGCTTACGGAACTTTGGATGAATTGTACAAATTAATTCAAGATTCTAGTATTTCAAACGTAGATCAACACGTTAATACTGGGCTTTCATTTACTTATGATCCTGCTTTAGTAGCAGATCAACAAATTAATCAAATCACAACTTTATCTGGGGTTATTTTTGCCACAGTTCCGCAAAATAATGGGGCGGCAATGTATATTATTCAAGGCGGCAACAATAATTTTATTCAAAATACTCCTTATACACCACCCACCATGCTTAGCCAATATTCATACCAAAGGACTTCGTTTACTCAATATACGGCTTCCGTAGATGGAGAAACGTCTATTAGTTTACCGGCTTTAGTTGGGAAGTCTATTCTTTCGGTTGATAAAGAAATTAAATATTTGTTTCCTGCGGAATATTCTTGGAATGCAGGAACGGCAATATTGACTTTAAACAGTGCATTGGCAGCAGGGCAAACTTTATTTATATTTTACCAAGAAATGATAACCGTAACACCATGAAAAAACTGATATTTATATTATTTGTTTTAATTTCTTTTTCTGGTTTTAGTCAATCTTACACTCCTATAAATGGATATTATCGTTTTACAGGAAGGTTAGGAGTTCCTCTTAAAGATACATTTTTAATGAGTTCGGCTGATTCTGGGATGGTTGTGATCAGACCTGCTGATTCTTCTTTATATTATTCTTATAATGGCAAATTAAATAAAACTTATTGGAAAAAGGTAGGCGGCAACGACAAGGCTTACTATACTATTCAACAATCTTCGGATAGCACTTATGTAACAATAAAAAGTATTGATGGTTTACAAGTGGACACAATACATTTTCAGGGGGGAAGTGGGATTATAAGTAATAATAGTTTTCCAAGAACGGTAGCGAAGTATTACGATACAACAACTATT